CGAACAATACCCGCCCATCCATCAACCGCGACCCAATTGCCTCTAGGATCTGCTCATTGATGTAAGCGCCAGAACCGTTATCGACGAGGATATCGTCAGCAGCGCGAGACGTGATCGTGACATCCGATAAGTCATCCGCCGCTGAGGCCCCGCCAGACGTAGCCCCGCTGACGGCTTGGCCGAACGCCGACATTGGCATCAGTAAGGCCAATAGAATCAGTAGTTTGCGAACAGCCATTGTCGGCCTCCTTTGCATCTTGGCGTTAAGCCGCCTCATCTACTCGCACAGCGTCAGCCAGTACGCCGTCTTCCGCAACCATCGTGCAGAGCACTTCGGTAGTGAAGATGATCTTGAATTGGCCTTCCGTGCGATTTTCCGTGAAATCCACGCCCGCGTACTTTGAGAACATCACGGCCTGGCCCACTTCGTACTGCCCTTCCGGTACTTGGTCGCCCACCTTGATAATGATGCCCATCGAGGGAAGAGGCGTGTTGGACTTCTTGACATCATCCGGGATGAACAGGATGCTGTTCTCTTCCAGTTCGTCAATCTTCGTGCGCGGCTTGATGGGGCGAATGAGTAGCCGTTCGCCTCGCACCGTATCCACGCGGAGTTTCCCGCCGATGTGCTGGAGTTTGTGTACCTCCGCAATCGGGAGTTGTTTCATGAGTTCTGCCGGGTCGTTCATGCTGTCTCCTAGTAGCCTTTCTTGCCGCCCTTATTCAGGGCGATCGAGTTGCCCACCTTGTTAGCCGAGGCCGAGCCCGGTCGCACTGCGATCGAGTTCTTGACTGGCTTCGGTGAGCCCTTGCCTTTCCCCATCGGGGGGATCAGCGAGTTCTTTGCGCCGGTACCGCCAGCGCCTCCGGTTTTGCGTGCTCTGTTCATTTTAGTAAACTCCTTTTCACCAACCTAAGAAACGGTGCAGGCTTGCCTTGGTAAGCATTCTTGTTCCGCCTGACGATCCGCTCCACTATGAGCTTTTTCAACTCGTCGGGTTTTGACTCCCAACCAGGAGAGTTCACTAGCGGGGCCAAGTCCTTGTGGATCATCTTCCCAACGACTTCTTGTTCTAGCAAGTAGTCTTCATTGTTTTGCTCGTCCTCTTGGCGTGGCTTTGTAAGGCCCATGCCAAGCCGTTCCATCTCTGTCCGCACTCGATCGCCAGACTCCTTACTCGGCATCCCTGGGTCGTAAGTGTGGCGGATGTCAGATTGAACCTCATCCCCAAAAGCATCCCGCAGTGCTGGTAGGTATTTACGCAGACCCGGCAACCGCTCCTTGACTGAATCAAGGACGCCGGACCCCTTGAGGTAGGTTGTGCGAACCTTGTCATCGGTGCCGCGAGCAACATCAGCAACAATGGTAGGAATCATCGTACCCAATTGCTCTCGCAAGTAACTCTTCGGTGCCGTAGCGGGAGATTCCATTACCCTGTCAATCGTCTCGACACCCTGCAAGAGCGGAAGATCCTTCAATCCCCTCAGTGCGCCCTTCAGCAACTTCTGTGTGCGCTTACCTTCATCCTCCATTGCCCTAGCGCTATTTTCGTACATCGACGCGCCTGTAATAAGAAGAGGCGCAGCGGGAGCGTACTCGTTGAATTTCCGCCACTCGCCATCGGGGGTCTTGTACGACATGGGCTGCTTGCCTGCCGCCATGTCGATAGCACGCTCGCCGGGGGACTCTGCCGGGAACCCGGTCATCGTCCCGTTCGACGCCATCGTGTAGCCCATGTACATCAAGGCGCTCCCTGTCGCGCCCCTGCCGATTGCTTGCGATAGAGCCTTTTGCTGATCTGGTGTGAATGACTCGGCTATCATTTTATGGGCCTCTTTGATGGAGCGACCATTTTTGCGAGTCCCATCCCACACGGCTTGAAGCCCAGCCCTTTGCGCTTTTCCGAGTTCAAACGCGGTGTTCAGAGGGGTGTACTCAATCGCCCGAGCTACGATATTGGTCGGCGTCGTCACATAGGGCATCACTAAGTCAAGCGCGACTTTCCCGACTTGGCTTCCACCCTGCTTGGCTGAATTGATTTGTGATGCTATCCAATTCTTGTTCGCAAATACGGCATAATCTGCTGCGTACATCGCGTCTGCCGTTAAGTCCTTTGGCGGGTTTGCGGCAAGTTGCTTGGCATATGACGACACGCTTTGCCCAGACGGCAATTTGTTCTGCAATTGCAGTGTCTTTGCTCTTGTACGCGCGCCGTCATCCAGAGCTCTCTGAAAAGCGTAGGAGCGGAAAACCTTATCCTCTGCCCCAAGCGCGCGGAAGTTGTAATTCACCCACCCGTTGATGGCTTTATCAATCTTACCACCGCCGAATACTTTCGAGTTCAGCTCACCATACCCCAAGTCGAACTTCTTTGCGGCATCCAGCGTAGTTCCGTGTTTCCAGACTTCGGCTGCTTGCTTGAGCCCATCGGTTGCAGCGGCGTGCATCCCGCGATGAACATTCAGTCCAGGCGGGGCAATCGTCGATTGCTTGGAAAACATGCTGAAAGCCGTATCAGCGATGTATTCAGGAATTTGCGAGACTTCTCGTGTAACTGCAAACAGGGCATTGCCGCCAAGGTTTCGGAAGTGCGATTTGAGGCCAGACACAAGTCCAGCCTTACGGAACGCAAGTGCTACATCAATTACGCCGTGCTCCTCAAACTGATTCATCCACTTCGCGAGAGCTAACTTTCCAAGGCTCTTGGCCTTGTCGTCCGGGGCATCAGCGATCTGCTTGAGGATGCCATTCAACTCCAAGGCCTTATCGCCCGGTAGTCGCCCCCCCGCTTTCTGCGTCGCGCGCCCCAGCCAAAAACTAGGATCAGTCGTTGCCTCGGCTATTTGCCGCCAGACCCTCAAGCCTCTGCCGGCCTCGGCTCGTGCCCCTGTTTGGATGCCGACCAGTCTTGCAATGTCGTTCTCGGCGGCAGCGGCCTGAGCCAGCGATATTGTTTTCGTAGCTTCATCTACTGCACCCTGAGAGGATGCAGTGAATCTTTCAAGATCACCCATCCTGCTCTTGATCGCATCGCGCAGGGCCAAAGATGTAGCCTCATTGAATCCACCCGAGCCGGGTTTCGGCGTCTCCAGCAAGAACAGCGATTCGAAGTCTATCTTGTTGGCGTCGGCGCGAACAGCGGCATCCGGCAGGACAGCCTTGGGATTCGGCAGCGCACCCGGAACTTCAGCAGGTGCCTGTGCGTACTTTTCAATCAAACCCCGCAGGCTTGCCTCCCCCTCTGTTGACAACCCAATCTTGGAGAAGTTGATGTACTCATCAGCTAAAGACTTCGCTGCCTTCTTGCCGCCTTTAAGCGCAGATTTAGTCCCCTTGATGGGGGCCGCTGCAATCGGGTTCATGAAGTCAGACGTATCGAAGTCTAAAGCACCAGCAACAAACGGCTTAGCTGGTCCGAGCCAGTCTGGAAGTTGCTGCTCGATTTCCTTTTGATAATGCTCTGGAAACGCCCAGTCCGCGATGTCACCAGGGGCGGCTGCCAGCCTCTCCCCATATGATTGATCCTTCCTCTTCTGATACGTCTCAAGGGCGTGAATGTCCAAGCCATTACGAACAGGCGGACGCGGAGGGGCGGGAGGCCCTACCGGGTCATCCTGATAGAGCCACGGAACACTCTGCGGCGGAGGCGCAGGGGGGCTCGCCCCCTGTTGCATCAGGAGGTCCATCAGCTCTTTCGTTGTGAGCCGAGTCGCCATCTATTGCTCCGCTTTCTGCTGCTGTTGCTCTAGCAACTTCGCCATCATCCGCTCCAAAGCATCTGGGTTTTTCGACAAGTCTTTAAGGACTTTTTGCACACGGGGCAGCATCGCTTCAGACTTCTCTAAATCGAAGCCGGTGGCAAGCCGTGTGTAAAGAAGGGCTTCGTCATATGCCTTGTCTACATCGCCGAGAGCGAGCGCCAAAACAGATCCAGTGACTTTATCAAGTTCCTTGTCTTTGGCCCGGTCTTCGCGCGTCATCTGGATTTGCTCTTCAGCCCGCGCATCGCTCCTTGCCCGGAAAGCGGCTACTTCCTTCTGCATTTGCAGTTGGAGTTTTTCACGAGACGAACCAAGCTGACCCATAGCGGATGTGATCGCCCTAACATTTGGGTTTTCATCCAATGCAAGGGTTACAACAGTCCGCAGTGCCTCTTCTGGAGCCTCCGGGAACGCGCCTTGTAGACCAGTAACGATGCCAATGATATCTTCTCCGCTCTTGCCTCCCATATCAGGCGGCAACTCAACAGTCCCGTCGATGTAGCCCACCGCTTGAGTGACCTGCTCGGGTGACAGTTTGCCTGTTTTAACAGCCTCAAAAGCGAGCTTGCGGCTTTCCCGTGATTGCTTCTCGCGCTCTGTCGCCAATTTCTCCTTTTCCATGCGATCGTACACGGGGCCGAACTTAGCGCGGGCAAGCTGCTCACTTTCAGCATCACCGGCAGCTCCCTGTAGTCCTCCTGTCAAGCGTTGCAACTCAGCAATCGCCTTCATCTTTTCAGGGCTGTCATCTGGAATGCCAGCCCTTTCCATTTCACTAAGCTGCTCAGTTAGCGTCAACGCCCGAAGCGCTATCTTATTCTGCAACCCTTGCATGTCGCTATTCATCGCGCCGCGCTTCTGCATCTCTTGCAGCATCGCTAGTGCGCCCTGCTGCTGCGACTGCGAGGGCGGTTGCGGCACGCCCATAGCGCGACCGAGGCGGCTGAAGATTCCGCCACCTTGCCCGCCACCCTGCGGCGGCCCGCCTTGAGGCATCCCTGGAGGCGGACCTTGCATCTGCATGGGCGGTCCCTGCTGGGGCATTCCAGGAGGGGGCGGGGGCGGGGGAGCCCCTTGACCGCCCATTGCAGGGGCTGCCCCACCGGCGGTAGGCACTCCACCGCCTTGAGGCATCATTCCGCCTTGTGCCCCAGCAGGAGCTTGTTGTGGCATCGCGGGCGCGTCGTAGTCGAACTCCATCCCTGCTTCATTGGCCCACTTCGCCATCATCTTGAGGTTGTATCCAGGAAGCCCCTGCTGCAACAGCGCCATATGCCTGTCGAAGTTCTTGGCCGCTTCCTGTTTCTTGGACTGGCGCTCGCCCCGGTAGGCTTCGATGAATTGCGCCAAGCCAGCGCCAAAGCCGTTCCCCTGCGTCGGGGGCGGCGGTACGATCGGTCTAGGTTGCGGTCCTGGTTGTGGCATCGTTTATATCTCCTTGCTAGCCCAAGATCCCGCCGAAGTACCCGCCTAGGTTGGTCGTAGATCCTTGCGCGCCGCCTCCGCCTCCGAACCCGCCCAAGATGCTCGAAAGCCCAGGGGCTAGCCCGCCAAGGATCGAGCCCCATTGTGACTGGTTCTGTTGCGGGTAAGCCGTAACCGGGTAGCCCGTTGCGCCTGCGTACTGGTAAGGTAACAGCGGCGAGTTGTAGTTCCGCGTCCGCAGCCATTCTTGGTAGATGCGGTCGATCTCATTCTGGCCAATACCGTACTGCTGTTGACCCAGCGCCGATCCAGCGCCAAGGTTCTGCCGCCAGAGATTCGACAAGTCGCCAGCACCCGCTAGCGACAACTGCATCAGCGCCATCTGGCGATCCTGCTCAGTCATGCCGGCCGCCGTCTCCGCGCCGTACAGTTGCGTCGCCGCCTGCATGGCCGTCTGGTTGAGTGCCTGCGCCGCACCCACCGAGCCCTGGTACATCTGCTGCGCCAAGTCATAGGCGTGCTGCATCTGCCACATATCGGACTGGAAATCCTGCCCCGACAATTGGCTGATGCCTTGCTGTGCCATTTGCCCTAACTGGCCGGAAGCCCCGTACTGCCGACCCATCGCAGCCTCTAGGGCTTGAGCCGTCATCTGCGCCAACAGCGCATTCTGCTCCAGCCCTGCTTGAGTCTGGAAATCCACCGCCGCTTGGCCGAACGGCGTAGACGCCCGATTGCCCGATACGTTGAACGATTCCTGGAGGTCCGCATAGCGCCTGTCGAGGTTCCGTTGCTGTGCATCCGTCATCGCCTGCCACGCCGGAAGCTGATTGATCGCTTGGCCGTCTTGGGCAAAACTCTGGAGATAGCCAAAGTCATTGGCCCCAGACGCCAGCCATTCAGAAGCCGACGAGGGGACGCCGTTCGCAGAAGCGTTGCCAACACCACCGCCACCGGGGTTCGGGTTCGTGACCGTAGGCTGATTGTAGGTTGGGGAGGCGTTACTGCCCGGCAGACTGGGTAAAGTGGTTCCGCCTCCCCCGGTTCCGCTGCCGGAACCACTTCCCCCCGAACCACCTGCCGGAGGGAAAGGATTGGGATTCGCGCCGCCCGTGCCCGAGCCCGAGCCGTTGCCCTGGCCATAGCCCGAGCCACCGCCAAAGACGCTCCCGTAGTCATAGCCGCCGCCGGCGTTTGTTCCTGGGTTGTACTGGCTGCCGCCAGGGGCCGACGCCCCAAACCCGTTCTGACCGTAATACGACGCCTGCGGCAGTCCGCCTTGGCTTGCGCCAATTGGGAACCCGTTGTCGTCATACAGCGACGGAGCCGGAGGGTAAGAGCCCTCCAGGTAGTTGCTGCCGTCAAGCCCTGCGCTCGCCGCGACCCACGGCGGAACGAACCCGTGCAATGGACCGCCATACCCAGGCAGGCCGCGCATCAACTGATCGGTCTGCACTCCAGCCCCGAACAAGCCGGGGTTGGTCTGCATCAGGTTCGGGTCGAACGACTGCGTGATGTTGCCAGGAAGAACAGCGCTTTGGCCGTAGGGCGTGTCGTAGGTCCGCGCCTGGGGAAAGTTCAACTGAGACCCAAGGGGGCCTTCAGCCCGTGGTCCTTGATTGTTGAACCACGTCATGAAGTCGTTGACGGCGGTTTGATTGAGCGTGCCAAGCCCTAGATCGCTGCGTTGCTGCGCTGCTGCCGCCGTGCGCGATCCCATCGGGGCCGTCATGCCGGTTTGCTGCGACTGTATCCCATGATCCGCCGCGTTGGTCGAGCCCATCGCACCCAACACTCCGGCGTTGTTATAGTAATCGCCGATGAGCTGACCCGAGCCCATGCCCGTGACGCCCTGTTGCCGCGCAACTTGATCCACTTCGCCGGGGACGTAGATCGACCCCATTCCCTGCTGGGTCTGGGTTGAAGGCGTGTGGTAGGCGGACCCCGCCAATGAGCGGTAGCTTCCGCCCGGCAAGCCCAACTGTTTCGCAACGTCAGAGCCCCAGAACATCGTCCCGTTTGGGGCCGTGTTGCCGCTGGGCATCGCGCCGTAATAGTTTACGGCTTGGTTGTAGATGTCCTCGCTGACGACCCCCTGTGCTTGGGGGTTGTTGCCCATCCATGTGCCGTAGTCGATGTTGCCGAATGCCATATCAACCCCTCGGCGGGACCGGAACCTTGCGGTGGGGGTTCAGGCTTCCAGCCATTGCCTCTTTCATGAAGTTGCCCATCGGCGTTCCCGTAACGCCAAACTGCGCGAGGTTGCCAAGATACTGGCCAGCCTCGGACGGAGCGCCGTATTGCAGCGCGGTCTGAACTCCCGAATGACCAGGACCGCCAAAGCCGCCGTAATCCATGAGTTGCCGCGCTCGCGGATCTTCCTGCCCAACCGGGTTCTGGTTGTAGAGGAAGTCGGCAAGGTACTGCGTGCCTGCATCCCACGGCTGCCAGTTCTGGTAGACGTTCGGCAGAATCGTGTTGTTAACGTCCGGAGACATCTGGCCGATCGTCTCCGTGCCTGGGCCTTCCTGTGAGCCAGAGCCCGCAGGACCGCCAGCGCCAGGAAACGCTTGATGCCCGTAGTATGCGCCCGTAGCCGGGTCGATGTAATTGCTCAGGTATTGACCAAAGTTCTCCTGCAAGAACGGGTATGTCGGATCAAGCTGAACAGGCAAGCCGTCTTCGGTGGCATTGTTGTTTCCGCCGAACAAACCGCCGCCGATACCCAGGATGGCCGGCAGGATGTTGGCGAGCGCACCCCAAAACGCTCCCACGGCAAACAAGCCGACGAGTTGGAAGATCAGCGGGAGGGATGATGGGTCTGTGTTGGTTACGATCATTGCGTGTTCTCCCTATACTGTCGTTAACGCCGCGCGGTGTGTGTAGCAAAACCAAAAGCAGTAGTCACTGCCGCCAAAGTTTGCGATCGAGTTGACAACCAGTTCGATCTTCAGCGATGTTCGATACTCAAAATTCAGGTCTAGCGAGAACGTGTCGCCTTGGACCGAACCCCACCGCTCGGGGTCTGCACTATTCACGTCGCCGTTGGTGCGCCACGGCTGCGCCCATGCGTCCCATCCACGCACGCCTGATGCAAGCGGCAAATTGGTCGCGGTTCCTCCATCAATAGTGATCCGCAAATCCGCATCAACGCTCTGAGTAGTCCAAGCGCTCGAATTGCTGCCGCCACACAGTAGCCCAACAGATAGAAGTTTCCCGGTTTCCGTCACATTCAATACGGTTGCCGACCCAGCCCCATCCCCTGCATCAATGAAGTTGTAACCACTGCCAGGAGTGCCGTACTGCGGGTCTTTGTATTCCCATCTATCACCCACAGAAACCTCCTCGGACCCAGCAAAATGAGTGATATTGTCGCCCACCAACTGCGGCAGGCGCTCGTAGCGCAAATACTGATCCGCAGTCAGCAGCATCGCCTTGAACTCGGCGAACTCTTGACGCAACTCTTCGATTTCCGTCATGCGGCCCTCGATTGCGCGCTATCATCGCCATGCACTTCCACTTGCTTGATCGCCAACTTGATTCCCGTGGGGACTGTCAGTTTCAACTTTAGCAAGTTCCCGTTGAGCCTCATCGGAAACTTCGTCCTATTCCACTCGCTGCGCCGGGCATCAATCTTGCAAGCTAAGTCCAGCCGTTGCTTGACGGCTACCTGTTTGTGGTTCTGCTGAAAGGTTGCCGTCAAATCCACCATTGGATGATTGAGAGTTCCATTAGATGTCGGCCCGCCCTCCATCGCCCACACGAGGTACAACTCTTTTACGTCGTAGTCGCGCTCTGCGGACCCGCTGAGCAAGAAGACCGGCGAAGTCAGCGACGCATCTTGGTCGTCCAGGTCATCAGGCCACGAGCTGATAGCGTTGTAAGCCCCTGATTGACCGTCAAACCATTGGAAAAACTGCGGCGGCGTGGCGTCATCAACAAAGCATAGCGAGAAGATAGGGTGTTTCTGCGGCCACTGCACTTTCTCAAACCCAACTCGAATGTCGGTATTGTACGAGTGCGCCGCCCATGTTTGCTCATGCACGTCATAGCTGTAGTGACGAGCGCCCTCGTGGCTTACAATCGGGATCAAGTGATAACGCAGTCGAGGGATGAAACTTGCTGCTTCGTCCACGTCGGTTGCGGATTCAGAATTGTAGCGATAGTCGCCCCTGGTAATGACGCCCCTGTATCGCGCGCCCTCATGGAGCGAGTGCATCAACGCATCTCGGATACTGCCGCCAATCGGCTTCGGCCCCGAGGCAATGTCGAACGTGTACACGTCATCGTGCCCGACGCAGAAGATCGTGCTATTGAAGTGCGCCAACGTCGAAGGCCACGCACAACCCGACCCCTCTCGCACTTTCATCTCCCAGCGAAACGGGCCTGTAGTATTTGAGCCAGTCACGTAGCCCAGCGTCCACCCGTAAGTACGGGCCACTACGATGATATTGTTGATGTTGACGATGCCCGTAATGTCGTCCGGGATGTCCGTCAGCTCCGTTGACCCTGACCCGGTACTCGTCCAGTCTGTGATGTCCGTGGTGGTGCTCCACCCGATCTTGCGCGGGTTGTTTGCCCCCGATGTGATATCGTAGGCTGCCACAGCTCGATTGAACGAGGTAGTGACGTAACGGTACTTCGCGTCCGAAACCACGGCGTAGGTTGACGTGGAAACCGGCGTATGCGTCAGCAGCCCGCCGACGTTGTTTCCAACCAAGACGATTCCAGCCCAGACAGTGATGTTGTGAAATTCGCGATCGCCAAAGGTCGTGCCAGCGCCCGTGATCTCGGCAGCAGAATACGGAGTTGCGGATTCCGACGAACCCAGCCGTCGCACCGCCCCAGCGTCGTCGATATAGACGATGTAGCGGTTGCCCTGGTTGAGCAAGAACGCTTTTGCAAAGTCTACCTTAGCCCCAGACGCCCACTCTGAAAAGCGCTTTCGCAAGTGTGGGCGGGTTCGTGCTACGCCGCGCTCAAACAAAAAATTGAGTGCATCGCTGCACTCCGTCTCGCCTAGCGCAATTGGGGCTGCTTCGGTGTTGAGCCTTTGGGGGGTCCACTTAGCTAGCAGCATTACATGGACCTCCGGTAAGGCTGCATCCCCCAATCCTCGTCAATCGACTCGCGCCAAGTAAGGGTGGACAGCAAGTCGTTCCACAGCCGAGGGATGATACCCATCTCTTTCGAGTGCCGCTTCCGCACGGACGGTCCATCAGGCAGCATGGCCGGCATTATCAGCGCCCCAGCCTTGTCGAACGATTGTAGGAAGTGGTACGTCCGGTAGAGGGTTTCCCAAATCAACAACTCTTCCCATTCGACAGGGATCAGCAGCTCATGCGAGGCCGGGTCCGTCACGCTGATGACGGGCTTGCGCCAGAAGTATGCACGGATAGTATGAGCCGACGATGACGGCGCAACGTCAAACTCGATCGTATCTTGGTCCACTCGCGCGTACAGGCGCGGAGTCCCGCTGGTCTGGTAGGTGTACCATTCGTGGTTTCGCGCATCGTCGCGCGTCAACCTGAAAACCTCGGTAGCCGAGACCTTGTACCGCAAGGATATGATCCCGGCTACCTCGTAGTCCGACAGATTCGTTGTCAGGTTTAGGGTTTGAGAATCTTGAGTGACTGCGATCTCGTCGGACCTAACTAACAACTCAGGAAAGGGAACTTTGTTGGCGATCGTGCGATACGCCATTGTGGCGGCTTTGATGGCGAATCCAATCGTCTCGTCGGGGCGCACGAGGATATCGTTTGCCACCGTCGATGCAATGTCGCCCAAAGTCGTAGCCATCTAAATCTCTTCGCTCCCAAAGAAGCGCCTTCGCATGTGGCGCGTGTCCGTCCCTTCGTATTGCGCGCCCTGCTGGAGAACGCGCGATATTTCCCGCTCTCGGCGTTCCACATCCAACGAGTCCACGCATGTTTCCGCACAAACAAAATGCCCCTTGGTTCGACGCGAGTTAGAGACGACCAGCTCGCTCATGGGAAACTCCAGTCCGCAGATGTGGCAAAATTCCCATGCTTCCTCCGCCCTGAAGTTGCGCTTGCGTCGCATAGCTCACTCGATGATGATCTCCAGTACGCCGGATGCCAAAGAAGGAACCTCCAGCGGCCCCGCGAGAGGCGCTGCGAACTCTTGCTCAAAGAAGGATTCTCCCGCCACTGCTTCGTGGAAGAAGACCGTGCGCCCCTTTGCGTCCTTGACGTGTACGGCATCCCCAGGGTCGGAAGACCCGTCAGGCTGCCAGCGAATACGGTGGGCGAAGATACGCGAGCCGCCTGGGACATCGCGGCCAACAGCCGAGGTCGGGGCGTCATCGGGATAAATCCGCCAAATGTTTGTGGTCAGTTCCATCTAGGCCGCCCCTACTAAAGTTCCTATCTCTTGTTGAGTGGTTGCGGGCATGGAGAACAATACCCGCAACCACTTTGTTTTCAGCTACTTAGGCGTCGGTCGAAGCCGTGCCGTTCCACTGTAGCGCTTGCTCGCCATCGAGGTTGACGATCGGCAGGTTCGGACCAAACTGCATGTCCGCGCCAACCAACGCTTCAGTGATGTTGGCCGCGTTGTCAGCCAAGCGGCTGAAGATGTTGTTCACGAAGCCGGTCGTAGTCGAGACAGCCGAGAAGATCACATCCGCCGAGTTGCGATTCCGGGCAAGATTGTACCCCGCCGTCTTCGCGCCAATCTTCAGATTCGTCGCCGCCGTGCCCGCGTTCAAAATGGCCGCGACCGCAAAGTTGCCGTCGATGTCGAAGTCGTCGATCTCGCAACCATCGCCGCCTACGATGTGGATGGCCGTATCAGCGCCAGCAGCCGCAGCGCCGCGATGGACCCACCCCTTGATCTTCAGGCGATCTGCATTGGCGTCGGCGCTGATGCAGTCGGTTGCTTGCCCGGTCACATCCCGGTACTCGCAATTGACGATCGTGCAGTCCGCCGCGTTGATGTCGATCGGGAACACCAGGGCGTCAATGCCGCCCGTAAACAAGATGTTCTCGATGTAGATGTTGGCCGCGTCCACGTCCATGTCAGCCGTGGTGGCGGTCGTGAAGTTCACGGTCGGGCGAAGAGAACCGGAGCCCAAACCGATGATCGAGATACCGGCTACGTCCAGATCCAGGCCGCCGGCAGCCGAGACGGTTTCGGCGTGGCCCGGCATGACGTAGATCACGTCGCCCTTGTTGGCCGTGCAGCGACCGACCGCATAGTCGATCGAGGCGAACGGTTCATCGGGGTTGGTGCCGCGACCAGGGGAATCCGAACCCGTGCTCGAATGAACAAAGAACACCGACCCGGTGGTGGTGTAGGGGAAGGAACCAGCGCCGACTTGCGGAATACCGAAGCTCGAAACGCCGTGAGGGAAAGCTGTCAGACCCATTGAGTTACTCCTGTGGGGCGGTTAAGGCCGCGTACAACCCCAAACGCCTCGGCGGTTTGGCCCGCCGTTTACCCTATGAACCCAAGTGGTCTGCCGTCACCGGGGGTTGAATGGGGGGCCGAAGCCCCCCGTGGTTTACGGGTTGGAACCAACCCAGCCGCGATAGTCGGTCACAACGACCGAGCAACGCATCGTGCTCTTGAACTGCGCGGAACCCGTGTTGAAGTCGTCCGTTTGGGCCGTCTTCGGGCGCATCCGCCAGTAGAACGTGTACTTGTTCTCGTCCTTGGAGGCGAGGAACCAGTTGGTCGTGTCGGTGAGGCGGTGCAGTACGCACGGCACCAGCCGGTTGTAGAGGGGGTTAACCGCGTTCTCGCCCGATTCGGGGTCGAACTGCGATTGCAGGATCTTCGCCGCCGTGAACTGCAACTGCGGCGGGATGTAGAGCTTGTCGGGGGAGATCGCGATCCGCAAGCCCCGTTCGTTCACCTGATTCTCATAGAGGATCAGAGCGTCCTGGAGAGCCGTCACCGAAAGCTCGGCGGCGGGGTTCAGCAGGTTGGATTGAGTGGAGGTTGTGATCTCACCTTGCGAGGGATCTTGCAAGGGGTGAGACGCCGAGAAGAACGCCACGCCGTCCGCCGTGGTGGTGGACGAGAAGCCGGTGTTGAGGGGAACAATCGCCAGAGTTTCGGCGGTGGCTTGCATCGAGCGCGCCATGTCCTTCGGGAAGCTCTGGATGATGTCGTACTGGTCGTCGGCGATCATCTCGTCGGTGACCTGGAAAGCAAGCGCGTAGGTCTCGTGGATCGCGCGCTTGGACGGCCCCATCAAGGGATCATCAAAGGTGACCGAAGCGCCTTCATTCTTCAGGCGAGCGAGCCCGAAGCCGGCGACGCGGTGAGTGTCTTCAAACGCCCGATCGGAAGTCTTGACGACGCAGTATTGCGAATACTCCTCAGGGAGTTTCGCCCACTCGTCTTTCATGATCTTGTCGATGCCCGGCGCGAGTAGGGGGCCGAAGTTTCCTCTAAATGTTGCCATGTCAGCCTCCTAGTCGAACGCCCGCTTGCTGCGAGTGAATTTGAAAAGAACGTGCTCGGTGGAGTTGGGGTCGGCCCCAACGATTTCGACCACATGATCCGCGCCTGTCCCGGTGTCGGTGGAATCAACCGACCAGTAACCGTTGGATTCCCGCGCCAGTTCGTAGAGCGTGCCGGGCTGCACCAAAGCAGCCGAGTAAGTTTGGCCGTCAGTCAAAGCCGCGCGCCAAGTAGCATTGCCGGTGGCGTGAAGCACCTGGACCTTGCCATCCTTCATCGGCGAGCCTACGGCGGAAATACCAGCCGCAGACATGCCTTGCGGCGTGCCGTGTTCGCTGCCAACCTCGGCAGTGTTCTGCGTGGTGAGGTTATGACCAGCCTCGGCGGAAACGCCGAGTACGGTTTCGGTGCCGCCAAAGCTGGTGGTCACCTCGTTGACCATGCCGTCGCCGTCAAGAAAGACGGGGACGCCACGGTTGAAAGTCTCGCTGGCGTCTTCAGGGTAGCGATCGCCCGCAGGCAGACCTGGCCCATCAACACGCCACAGAGTAATTGGACTAGCCGTTGCCATTCTATTCTCCGTTGGATATGGATGCGCCGTCCTCTTCTGCAAGGTGCGCGCGAATACCAGCCTGCCGGGCCGTTTGCAAAATGGGCGCTCGCGATTGGCGCAAGTTCTGGACTGCTTTCAACTCGCTGTAGAGTTTCAAGGCGTCATGCCGCTGCTTGTCAGCAGACATCAGAATCAAATCGCCGCGAACGAATGAGCCATCAGGCTTGCGCCAAACGCTCTGAACTGTGGGCTTATTCCGCTTGTCCTTGCCGTCCTTGACAACCTCGTACCCCATGCCCATGCGCGAGGCGATGGTTTCGGGGGAGTTGCGGACCCAGACATACGCCTTGGAGGGGTCGCCGTTAAGCAAGGCCCCTAGGTTGCGGGTTGCGTTTTCGTGGATGACGTGAACGTCGGCAAGCAGCTTCGCGAATGCGGCGCTCTGCTTCTCGTCCGGGGTGTCGTAGATAGCGCGGGCTTCAAGCATTGGCTTTGGCTCTCTTTCGTGGCTTGCGGGAGTCGAGCGTAATCACATCCGACCAACCGCTCTTGAGCATGTTCCGTCCAGTCGTGGGGGCCGATAGGTCCGTGGCCCACCCCTTGCGGGCGTCCTCATAGTCCGCATCGGACATTCCCAGGAACTCAGCCATCGCGCGCTCATCGTCGGACAAGCCCTTAGGCTCGTCGCCGGAGAACCCGCGACGCGAAGGCGCATTGATCGAAGTGGCGGCCTTTTTCTTCTGGGCCTTCCATTCTGCGATCTCATCCAAGTGGTCAGCCTTGACGCCTTTCAGCCCTTGCTCCCAGACGAACGGGTTCGTCCAGTCAGCCGGACCGTAGGTGTTGCGCACCCACTCGGAAACCTTGTCTTTGTACTTGTCGAAAACCTCAGGGTCTTTGCCGCGCGCCTCATCCTGCGCTAGCCGTACCTGCATGGGATGCAGTTCGCCGCGTAGCTGGTTGGCCTGCTGCTGGGCAGCCTGCGTCGCCATGTGAGCGGTTACGCCGGTGGGGTTTTGGAAGAACGCCTCTTCAAACTGCTTGCGCTGGGCGTTGGGGTCGGGACGCTGCTGCTGGGGTTCCCGCTGGGGCCGCTGGAAGAAGTTGGCAAGAAAGCCGTTTTGGCTGTCAAGTTTCTTCTCTAGCCGGGCAAGTCGGTCATCGCCAGGATCGGCTGCGGGAGTGTCGTTTTGCTCGGCGGGGTCGTCGAACAACTCCGCTTGGCCGCCGCCACCGCTTTCCGGTTCGGGGTCACGCAATATGCCAGACAGAAAATGTCGCATCCACAATGATATGTACCAGTTACGTCAGCGCAAGTCAAGCGTTACTTTAGGTATTGGCCGCATCTTGCTCAAACGACTCACGTTTGAGGTTTGCCGCCTCTGCGATTGCACGCCGCATGTCCCTCACGTATTGCACCGTAAGGTGTTGAGTTAAAAGGTCTTGCATGTCGAGAGCGCCCTGCGAATAGCGGATCGTCTCGATGTTCGCCTTTTTATCGCGCACCACCCGTTCATGATGGCGACCGCCGCTGATGAGGTAGCGCTTGAGCGCGTGCCAGCCCTCACTGCGGAGCAGGGCCTCCAATTGCTCCCATTCCTCCGGCTCCAGGGGGCTGGCCTTGAGCAGGGCCTCCGCTTGGTCCAGGCTGGGGTTGAGATTGAGCTTCGATGGCTCGTTTGGCATCTGGTATGTCATCAATCAATCCGTGTAGGTCGAACTCGTTAAGCAGCGCGCGGGCGATGCCGTGCTGCATTTGAAGGGTTTCAAAGGCGATCGTGCGCATGACAGGGTTCATCGACTCGTTCACCGCTTGCGCCGCGAGTTGCAACTGCTGTTGCGAGAACTGCGATAGCGTATTCGCCATCGTCATCAGGTTGGCCTTTCGCGCTTCGGCGTTCATCGCCGCATCGGAGACCCGAACCTCGAAGATCGAGCGCGCCAGTTGGTCCGGCGTAGACATTTGCATGGCCTGCCGCACTAAGGGCTGCATCTTTTGGGGCAATTGCCCAATAGCCGGGTCGTCCGGCTCAATCTCACGCTGTAGCCCGAACATTGCCTTAATGACGCCGCCAAGGCATAGCCGGAAGTCCTTGATGTTGGTGTCCTGACGTTGGTTCCCCTCGGCCATGACGGCCATTGTGCCTTGGGTGTTGTAAACGCCGCCCTTGCCCTGCCCGCCCTGCGATGCGGCCTGCATCCCCGCTGAGATGCCAGACACGCGATCAGCCAGCGATAGTGAGTGGTTCTCCTCGGCGATCATGTCTTGGTAGTTGCCGCCGATGGTCTGGACGCTGAAATCGTCCATGTCCTCCACGTTGTAGACCTTGCCGGGATAGAAGACGTTGCTGGACTGACCGGGCGTCCTCGCTCCCTCTTTCTTGAGGATGATCGGAGCCGATGTCATCACTGATAGATTCCGCCGCTCGTTGTGGATCTGTGAGACTTCCTCTTGGCCTTGGCTGAGGATTTCGCACATCGACTCGCCGGGGAACACGTCGTCGCGGGGGAACGGACGGTAGGCGTGAAACAACTCGATCTGCGGTGGGTAGGAGTTAATGCGGAAGTCCACGAGCGTCTTGGTGACGGGCTCGAAAAGCGCGATACAGCGGAACGTCTTGCCGCTGACCTCCCAGTCAAAGTGGCATTCGATGATCGACATCTCGCGATAGTCGCCATCGCTCACACCCGCTGACCGCTGTTCTTGATCCCGCTTGGCATCCGAGGGGTACTTCAGCGCCGCCTCAATCTCTTCCGACGACAGGCCCCACTGATTGCGGTTTGCGTGGGCGACTTCCTCGGGGTAGCGAAGCCGATGGAACATGATCTCGACTTCAGCGACAGAGTTCGCTGTGATCGGGTAGAGGAACCAGTCATCGAAAGCGATATGGTCGGCACTCGGGCCGCTGTAGCGCATGACGGGAATGGATTCAAGTTTCTGTTCCCCATCCTCGCTGAAGACCTGCATGGGCGAGTTGACTTCATCCTCGCGCCAAAACACCTTCGTTAAAGCGGTGCCGTACTTATTGCCCCGCATCAGGATGCCGCGCGCCAGCTCGTAGATGTCCCAGTCTTGCCTACACTTGAGGTTTAGGTACGCCTCAAGCGCCTCGCGAACCTCGGCGGGATACCCCGACACCCCCACCAAGGGCCGCGTCTTGAAGACCACGTTCAGGGTCCTGGCGACGAACGTATCCACGTACATGCGGATAATCGGCACCACGAAGTTCGAGGCGTTCGGCCACGGGAAATTGCGCTGCTTCTGGGCCGGCACGGCGCGGTACTGCCGATCCCACGTCTTGTAGAACGACTCTGTTTCCTGGGAGCGGGCGTCTTCGGCGCGTCGCCAGTGCATCGCAAGATACCGCTCAAGCTCTTCGCGCTGGTCGCTGGAAAGGTTGGGTTGGATTATTCCTGTCATGTCACTGTGTCCATTGCGAGTACGACTGCCCCAGTTCCGCTAACCGCGCTTGGTCGGCCACGATCGCGTCCTCTTCCTCTTCCGATCCCATTGGATACTTCCACACCGACGCACCCTGCGCCAAGGCGTCCAGGAGGTCGTAGTCATGCCCCGGCACGGTATGAGGGAAGGTGGACGCCATTTCCACCATCTGCTCGTGGCGCTCGTCAATCCCGAATCGCCCGGTTTCGATCACGGGGATCAGGTAGTCGCGGACCCGAATCTCCATCGGTTTGCCTTTGGTCGTCACCGGCACAACGCGCCGAATCTTCCGCAGTCCTGAGGATTGGAACTCAGCGGTGTTCTGAAACTTCTTGATGTAGAACTCGGCCATGTTTTGCCCGCCGACATCCTCGTAAGTCATCAGCAGTGGGTCCCATCGCGTGTTGATCTTGAACAGTTCCTCGAAGATCCGCTCATACGAGGCGGATTTCTTGCAAAAGCTCGCCAGCATGAACACATGCTTGTCCGTCGCCGTCCCAACAACCGCAATGGCCGGCAGGGATCGCGAGAACTTGCCCTTGGCGCTGTACGGATCGTAATGGATGTAGCGGTTCATCCCCGCTACGTCGTACATCTTCTGACAGGTCTTGCACCAAATTTGCCCCGCATCCTTCACCTGATAGCGGTGGAGCTTAGAGGCGTCGAAGTCCGCCCCGCCAGGGGGTCGAGGCTCATTCTGGTACTGGGCGAAGAACTCATCTTCAGACATCGAAGCCCGTTTCTGGTCCAACACTTCCAAGGGGTACATGGTCGGCCACGTCGGCACGCGATTCCCATCCCCATCGAGGGTGTAGGACTGGAGGTAGGAGAACTCCCAGTGGGGTTCGTTGATCCGAAGGTGAGCGTTTAAGTCGTTGAAACCCCAGCGGTTAGAGACGCCAAACCGCCACGTCCTGCCACCCAACTGCTCAATGCCGTTGAGTTGCCCGAACCACTGGATCGTGTCGTTCATGACGGTCTCGGACTTGATTGCATCCTTGCCCACCACGTCATCGGCCCAGATCGCATCAAAGTGGCGCGATTGCAGCGCACCGCCAACACCGATAGCCTCAAAGGTCGCCTCCGGCTGTAGGTGCCTCCGGGGGTTGCGGCGAACGCACAACGCCCCCTCATTCCAGGGGTTCTCCCCACCCGTGTAGGCGATCTCGGGGAATACGACCCGGAAGGTCTCGTACTCTTCAAAGAATCGGCGGATGTTGCGCAGCTTGCGCTTGGCGTTGTCGTGGGTCTCGAAGACCAGCAGTTGCGAGATGTTCTGGTTTCGCAACCTAGAACGTTCATCCCATACTTCAGGTGTGATCCCTAACTCATTGATAGCGCAGGCTTTATCGGCTGCATCTTCAGGCAAACACAGCCACACGGAAAGCCCTTGAGTGAACACCGACGACTTCAGGAACCCACGCGGCCACTCGATCCACTTGTAGCGCTTCCCGCTAGCCATCGAACGGACGCACTTCTCCAGTTCGACCCCGTGGATCGCTTCGTCCATATCGGGGTTCTTCAGCAATGTCTTGATGAAGAAGTATGGCGAGACGAGAGCTTGCGCCCGCAGTCGCCTCAGGTTGTCGTCAAGGACGGCCATCAGGTGTCACATCAATAGGAGCCGCTATCAACCTCGACGACTCAGCTCGCGCCGATTCCAGCGCCGCCGCTGATTCCGGGTCCAACCTGTGAGTGATCGTGTGTTCGTGTTGGATCTTCTGGTTCAACCCGTCCATCGTCAAGGCCGCATCAAAGAACTTGCCATGAATCCGCGCCCGTACATTCGCAGGCACGTTCTGATCCATCCCCATCTCACGCAGAGCCCAGTAGGACTCCATCTTTTGATCGTGGATCAACTCAAGGGCCGTTTTGTCCGCAATGTCTTGCAACGACTCAGGGCCGGTAAGCTGCACGGTTTCAGCAAGATACCGCTCAACGAACTTGCGCGAGCGCTGCAAAGCACGGATATCCGCAATGTCGCAGCCAAGAGCCTCGGCAGCAACCTGTGGATTCCATGCCTGTTTCAGGTAGGCAAGGTAGTCGGCGGGTTCAATCGTGCGCTCGCGCGCCATCAAACCTATCTTCCAGTGAATTGCGCACTAAGTCAAGTGAAACCAATATGTTCCACGTGAAACATCAAGTGGAAGGTGAGGTTGTGAGCCCGTTTCTTCTCTTGGTAGGCCAGCCCTCAACCGGATCTCGGCCACCGGCGAGCCGTAGAGTAAGTGTCGAGGCGGTCCGGATTCGAACCGGCGTATTCCTGGCTGTGTGGGCTTGGTGCTCGCGCAAATCACCGTACCCCAGGTCCGTCTTCCCTTTAACGCACGCCCCGACAAGTCGAGAGTATCACAGTTTTGGTGGCGAGCAAAGACCTTAGTCCCTACGTGCTAGATGTTGCACTACCCGCCGGAGCTAGTATCGCTGATTCGCCCGGCTGGCTCAGCGCGGCCTTTGATGGTTACCTGCCGCTGGCAAGGAACAGACTCGCCCCGTTTATCGCGTCAACTTCGACCGCCCAAACTCAATCGCCCCCGACATCAAGATGATCTGCCCAATCGAGGTCAACTCCGTCTCGTCAAAGTGGCTCGCGTTCAACCACAAGGCCCCAATCACCACAGCCAGGTGTAACGTCTTCCAGATAGGGTGGTGCTCATTGGGCATCGTGCTACGTTTCCTTCAGTTCGTATGCGTTGACCTGCCCAAAAGCCTGAAATCTACATACTTTGCGTTTGCGCCGCGTCTGCAAGCTAGCTTGCGTGCGCGTCGCTTTCGCAAAGTATAACAGGTAGTGTCAAGTTTCAGCAAGCCTTTACTGAAAACAAAGGACTTAGGCGTCGCAAGGTACTGCACTTAGGTGTACGGAATCTCATAGGTGGGTATATGAGATCTCATAGGTAGCACCCAAGGCATAGGGAAACTGGATTTTGATTTTTGTTGGCGCATTGGTGGGGGGACTATGCGTGTGTGACGACCGTGCGCTTTTTTGCCCGCGCGTTTTCTGATTCGGAATCGGGTTCCCGGATCGGCCGCCGGCTGCGATCGGACCGCTGAACCAAGCGCAAGGCTAGCTACAACTGGACACAGTACGGACATAAGACACTGTGTCGCGTCCAAGTAATAGCAAGCAAAGGGGTTAGCGCGCCAAACAACGTGACCATATACCAACTTGCGCTACCTGGTGAGGCTTGCGAGCTTGGCCTTGGACGCCAGCTCTAGCTGCCGACCACGTGCTCGATGCTTGCCAGAACGGCCCATAACACGCGCTCGCCTGAGTCCTAATAATGCCGCTTCTTTCGTAACTCTCCGAGCCGTCACATGCTCGTGGCACCCCATACCGCCGTTGTCGAGCATGTAGACGAAGCGAGAGCGCTTGCCGCATGCTGGGCATACAAAGAAGCAGCGTGAGACGCCCCAGCCGTTCTCTGGCCATTCCAGCTCCACGCGTTTACCGTTGAACTCGACTGCCGGCGGCTTGCTAGTTGGTTGCGGCGATTGCCCGACGCCGACCCATTTGAACTCCACTGGTAGATCCCTCATAGCGTCGAATCGGGTTTGATTGGCCAGCATTGCATCGAGATCCAAACTTTTTTCCATGCCTTAGTGGCTACCATGAAACGCTAGCAGAATCAAGCAGTTTCGCGCTGTCACCTTCGCCTTTGCTTCGCTTTTTAGGCCATTGCAAACTATGGGAAGTGACAAATAAGTGTTGACACGCTCTATGGACTGTCCTAACCTATGGGCATGCCGAACCAAGCACGAACCAAACGCTACAAGGTCTGGGCAGATCGCCCACGCTACTTTGATTCGCTGAATGACGCGCTAGCCCTAGCAGATAAGGTCTATGCGCGCACTGGCAACATCGTTGCCATTACTGAGGTTTGGGTTTAGCCCGAGACGAGGAGTACAACACTATGACCACGCAAACAGAAACGACCACGAACGGAACAGACTTCGCGCAAATCTGCACAATCACGCACGAGGGACACAGCTACACAGCAAGCGGCGCGTACAGCGTGGGCAATCGTGTTTTCGCCTACGTGAAGCACGACCTAGAGCCGTTCGCTGCTGGGCGCTGCATCATCCAAACGTGGGATGGAGTTGAGATCGGACGCGGGCGTATGACAGCTCGCCGCAACTTCACTTCACCGGGATCATGGGAACGTCAATACCGCCGCTGGATTGACGCGACAATCGACGGTCGCAAGTATCGCGGCTGGTACTGCGAGTCTAGCGGCGACTACTGCCGATTAAAAGCGTACTAGCCGCCTGATGAGACCACTGGCAAGGTCGAAACGCCCTTATGGGCGTCGCGGTAGCCACCGTAAGCTGAGCAGCCCTCAGTAGGAGTTTTGAAGATGACGACACTTAGCAAGGGATTCACCCTAGACGACATGTACAAGTGGGAAGGGCAGCTAGCCCAGCGCGAAGCGAGGCGCTTGTGGGATGCGCTGACACAATCCGGCGGGGTAGGCTCGCTGTACTTGTATTTCAAGCCGTCTACCGCTGACACGCCGGGCGACATTCTGTTTGTGCGCGAAGAGGATAGCGCCAGCGACGAATGGCAATGCGCCGAACCCCAAGCGTACAGGGGAAACCTCACACAAGAGCAAGCCACCAGACGCATTCTGAAGACAATCAAAAGCCTACCGATTCTGCCGTACGGTGAGTGAATCCCTAGACCATGCGCCTACCCTAGCGTGGGCGCATTCCTAGCGATTCAACGCTAATAAGCTAGGCAGCCCCTAGCAGGAGATTTGACGATGGAAGACTTTGAACAACGAGACTTAGAACGATTCACCCGAGCCTATATCGTGGCGATGCTATGGAGCTCGAGCGATGAGAGTGACGAAAGCGGCGGCGAACCATTGGACGCCAACTACAGCGCCGATGATCTAGCGCCGGAAGCGCTGGCGGCGATCGAGTCCGATTGCAAGGCGTTCTACACTGCTCATTCCGAGTTGTGGGTCGACCAATACAAAAACGCCCGCCGATTCGCCGCAACGGAATCCGAATGCGCTGGCCATGATTTCTGGCTCACCCGCGCTGGGCATGGCGCGGGTTTCTGGGATGGGGACTGGGAAGAGCCAGCCGCTACCACACTGACTGATGCCTGCAAGGCGTTCGGTGAGGTTTGGCCCTACGTTGGTGACGATGGATTGATCTATCTCGGCTAGCCGAAACGGCCCACACTGGGCCGTCCGCCAGAACGCCCTACTGGCGCTGATGAGGCAGGGCATAAGATCGGCAGCCCCGATTAGGAGATATGAGAGATGACCAGGAAACAAGCTGAAGAGATGGCCGAATTTGAAAGCGTCCTATGTAACGCTGTGCCGAGCGGCACGCCCTACGAGCAATGCGGCGGCATGATTCCCGCAGCTCGCGAGCTGATGCGCCTTGCGCGTCGCCACGGCAAATTACAGGAACGGCTCTGTAATGAGCCTGACGACAACGGCAAGCTAGTGCGCGCCGATGAGGCTTGCATGGATCGCATTCAGCGGCTCATCTTTGCCGATGACTCTCCGCTGCACCACGCGGTTGACAAGGTGGTATTCGGCGGCGACCCGCGCGGCTATACCGTCAAGGTGATTCTGCGCAACGGCAAGTACAACACATGGGGCGGCGCTGAGGATGGCTGGGGCGTGCCGCAATGACCATCCTATACACTTTCCCATTCGCAGCCCTGGCCCTATCCGGGCTGGCGACGATCCACCCGAACGCAGCGCTCTGGGCGGCATTCGCGGCCGCCGCGCTGTACTGCTACCGCGCCGATCGGCGTATTAACTAAACCGTGAGAACCAAGGGAGCTAATACCGTGACGAAAACAGAGGCAACTGAGCGCCTTCGCCAAACCAAAACGCCCGAGCTGGTGGTAAAAACCGAGCGCCACGATAGGCTCTGCCTAGCTAGTGGGCGTGAATGGATCGGCCAATTCGGGGTAACGCCTGGGGCGTGTTCCTGTGGCGGCCCAAAGTCCTACGGCTACACCTACAGTATCGTGCTAGACACAGGCAGGGCAGGCAACTAAACCGTGAGCAACCAGGAGAGGACAAGACCATGAAAATGCAAGACGATCGCACCCCCGAACAACTCAAGACGCATCAACTGCTGATTATCGGGACTGATTCATTCATGAGCGGCTGGGGCGATGCCGACAACGGCGTCAGCTATGCCGCTTGGGCATGCCACTACGACGACGCCGACAAGGTACGCCGCTGGGTCGAATCCCGTAGCGAGATGAAACGAGTGCGGGAGACGGTAGACCCGACGTATGACGGCAAGCGCTACCGCCCGTCAGGGCGTGGCCACTGCCACATCTACGTGGTCGAGAAGGGGCACCCGGCGCTGGGCTAAACCGCAAGGCTTCCGGGCGCGTACTCCACGCGTCCGTTGCGGTGAGCCTCGCAAGCTCTCATGGTGCGTCCGTCAAGCGCACTCGGCCCCAGGGCTGCCGCCTTCTCGCGGCGGGGCTGATTCAGACTGAGTGCAGCCGACTAAACAGTAGGAGGATGACAGTGCAAGACATCACATATACCACCGCTAGCGGTACCGAATGCCGCGCCACAATTTCACACTCGTGGGAGCGACAGCCCCACAATAGGGGCGATAAGCTCCGCGCCACCGTGAGGCGAACAGGTTTCGTCGATTGGCACATCCACTCGCCCACAGTCCACCCGTCGGTATCGCCTCAGATGCGCGATGCAATCGTCTCCGACGCTGCCGAATTCGCCAAGCGCTGTCTCGCTGGGAGACGGCCCGAGAGCACCCAATTTTCTACCAGTGCAGCCGATACCGCTACGGACTAAACCGTGGACGAAACGAAGGAGATGAGACCATGACCAGACACGAACCAGCAGCACACAGCCAAACCGGGTACTACCTCGTGCAGCTTGGCGCACAGTACCGCACTTGGGCAGATCGAGACGGCGCAGTAGCGAAAGCGCAACAACTTTCCGCAGAAGACGACCGCCCGTATACCGTCAAATGCCGCTGGACGGGGCAACTTTGGACGTTTTACCCGTCAGATGCCGGCGGCTAAACCGTCACTGATCCCCGGACTATGCGCCACGGCGGCTAAACCGTGGCGTATCCCCGGCGACCAATGCCGAACTAGGAGGAATGACAATGAACGACGTATACGAACGATCTATCCAGGGCGACGAAGTCTCACACTACGCCAGTATTGGCAGCGTGCGCGGCGACTGCGGACACAAACACCGCTCGCCACGTACAGCCATGAGCTGCACAGCGCGAGACCAGCGCGCTTGCCGGCAACTCCCAGGGCGGTGCTATTCCGACCGCTCGACCTACTTGGTACTCACTGATGGTACGCAGATCGACATCGGATGGAACGCCGAAGGCTAAACCAGCCATGATCTACGAAGTCTGCCGCAAGTGCAAACACACCTACGACCCCGCCAAGGGGTGCCAGAACTGCCCGCCGCCGGCCCCAAAAGCTGCGGCGGGCTCAAAGCTAAACCGTAAGCGATCGAGCAAGAAGAAGGAACCGAAGCGATGAAACCGATTAACAACCGACCCCCGCAGGCGTGCGCGATTGCTCGCAACGTCTTCACTATCCCCAATGCCGACCTCGCGGAGTTAAGCGCCGCTGCGGGCGGGCCGTTCTCCTGTATCATCGGATGGTACGGCAAGGCTACCGTGCGACCCGACCAGGACCGCTATTACATGCCCGTGGCTACCCGCGTGACAATCGGCAAGATTCTCATGGGGGTCGCCCAATGAACTGCCCCCACTGCGAACACGACCTAACCGACCTTGAAATCAAGCGCCTATGGTCGGCCTACTGCAACGCGCGCATCCCCGAAGAGAAGCGCGGCGGGGGGGCTAAACCGTGGAAGAATCACAGTGTCAAGGCGGGGCTAAAATGTCGCTGCAAAGACTGCAACCGCCTGCGCCAGATCCGGCTGGACGACCTGGAGCGCGCGAAAGCGGTCAAATTCGTGGAACCGTCGCCCGAGGATCTGACCTGGGATGCGATGCTAACCGTTAACCCTCAAGACGGCTACGAAGCGCTGATTCGCCACGAAACGAACAAGCGCGTCGGGCGGCGCAAGGCTAAACTGAAAAGCAAGATCAGCCAGGAACGATTCAACCTCAAAATGAAGTTATTGCGGGAACGTGCTGAAAACGAAAAGGTTTGGGGTAAGATAGTCAAAGAGGCGAAGGCCCGAGCAGACAAACGATGCCAGAACCAAGACCATTCCAAGGCAAACTGATTGTTGACGAAGACGGCCACGGCGTCCTCTACCTGGACGGGATGCGGTACGATGTTGGGACCGGCTCAAACGCCTACCTGCGCATTGAGAGCTGCTTCGCCGCCCTTGTTCGGGAACTAGCAAACAAATGCCGACCCCCCAAGAATCAATGAACCCTTTGGATGCCGCCAAGCGTATGCAGGTTGACAAGCTCTCCCAGCTCATCGACGTGCTCGGCTGGTACGTTATGGACCCCACGCTGCCGGCGGAAGTCAACGCCTACGCTTTGTCGCGCCTGGGGGCGTTGCTTCAGTATCTCGAAGCACGCTCCCAGGGCGACTAAACCGTGGCTCTACTGCTTCGATTCAAGCGATTGCAGTAGGGTCTTCAGCGCTTCCACCTGCGCCTCCAACTCTTCCACTCGCGCCTTCTGCTCGGCTTGGTAGGCGGCGGCATATGCCTGCAATGTGGCCTGTCGCCGCACTTCCGCCTTTGTAGGAGCCGCTGTAAGCGATTCTTGCGCCTGGGCCTGACGGTATGCACCCCAGAATTGCGCTACGCCTGCACCAAAACCCGTCCCGTACACCACGGGCGGGGGCGGCATGATGGGGCGCGGCTGCGGCCCGTACACTTGTGCTGACGCGGCAACCGCGAAGACGGCCATCAAGATAATCTGTTTCATGGTTTGATTCTACTCCCCTAGCCAAACAGCCTCCACTTGCTCTCGTCAAAGGCATGGCGCGCTCGTGCTTCCTCTAATGCGGTCAGCCGATCCGCGCCCATGCCCAACCGTTCACAGAACACATACCGCGCTTCAGGCCCCCAATCTCGCCATTCGCCGATGGGGGCTTCGGGGGGGATTGTGTGGAGTTCTGGCTTCACGGCATCCTCCCCACGCAGTAGGCAATTGCCGCTAGCATTGCAATCGCAACCGCAGCGGCAGGCCAATTCATCCTCTGGACAAGATCAGACAGTACGCCATTCAGGCCCAGTACGAGACTGACTGGCAGCGCCAAGATCAGGAATACCCCCAGCACTGTCATTGCGTCGCTAGAAGGGCACATCCGAGCCTCCATCGTCCATGTCGTCCATGCCGACACGCTGGCGAATATCGCGCACATCGTCAGCGGTTGGTTTTGACCTGCCACTCGATTGCCCACCACCGCCCAACAACAGCAACCCGCTAGGCCCATCACACACGACCTCGGTACGGTAGTGCTTTTGGCCGTCCTTCTCCCAGTTGCGCGTTTGCAGCCGGCCCTCAATATAGACCTGCGTACCCTTGGTGAGGTACTGGGAGACGTTTTCGCCGCGCCACAGCACCACGTCGTGCCAGTCGGTTTCGTCCCGCCATTCGCCGGTTTGGCCGTTCTTGACCGAGCGCGCGGTGGCGAGGCTGAAATTGGTGACAGTCGCGCTGCCTGCTTGTCGCGTCTCGGCGTCCTTGCCTAGGTTGCCGATCAGCATCACTTTATTGAGTCCTCTAGCCATTGGTCTCGTCCTCCACCTTGGTATTCAAAGCCTTGAGTAGCTTAGCCGCCTCAATCGGGTCCAGCTTGCCCGTCCCAGATTGCGCCAACCACTGAATCGTTCTTCCCAGCACGCGCTCCAACCGATCCAGCCGAGCGTCTTGAATCGCTGCCGCTTTCTTCTTGGTCTCAGCCATTGGTTTTATCCTCCATCTCTCCAAACACAATCTTCCCCAGGTCAGGCTGTTGCCAGCCTGCGGGTTTCAGGATGCTACCGGCGTTGGTTCGGCGCACAGCGCGTCCAGTGCCGTCGCAAGTCAAACAATTGATTCCGGTTCGACGTAGCGCCTCAGTGTCGCAGCCACACTTTAACTTCGCCATGTTGGCCCGGTGGACCTCGGTGAAGCAGTCTTCGAGCTTGTCGCCGAATCCGTAGTAGGCGGCGGCGCGGCGGATGGGTGCAAGATACTGAGGACGTTGGAATAGCTTGTAAAGACTCCCCTCGATTGCCGACCTATGCCACCGATCCGGGTCTAAG